AAAATTAGGCATTTAACCGGGGATGTTAATAAAAAAACGCCGCATCGTGTATGAATGCGGCGTTTTTCTGTTTAGAGTGTGAACAAAATCACATGGTCATCAGTTCGGTGTCATCCTCACCCGGGACAAACGGCTCGATGCGGGTGATCACCTTGCTCTGCACCTTCACCCGTCCGCTGCCATTACAGACCGGACATTTTGCGGATAAAGGAGCTCCTCCCTGGTCCAGGTAAAAGATACGTTCCTTGCCTTCACAACGCTTGCAGGCCATGACGTGCGGCGCGATGTTCTTCGTCTTTTCCATAACTACAACCGGCAGAATGAAGGCTCGATACGGCGCCAGACACCGTTCTCGTCACGTTTATGAAAATAGTAGTTCACCGCGGTCTTGTACACCACATTGCTCTCACGGAAGAGGTCCATGATCTCCGTGTATTCACTGTCGAAACGGTCCTCCAGCTCATACAGCTTGCTCACCGACTTGTAGTCCAGATCACCCTGGCGGTTACGCTCGATCATGGTCATACCGAGCTGGTACATCGGATCATCGGTACCGAGTTCCCGGCTCATGGCGTAACGCTTCAGGTAATCCACCAGACGCTCGGCGGCGAGGTTGGCACGCTCGTCGAAACTCTTCACCTTGTTACTCCTCACTTCCAGCTTCATGTCACCGTCCACGATGGTGAAACTCGCCTGGTCATCCTTGCGAAGTTGCCCATAGTCACGCATCAGGTCACGGAAAGAGGCGGCTTCCTTCTCTACCCAGTCACGGAAGGCCTTCACGTCATCCACAACTGGAAACAGCCTGTTCTTCACTTCAAGCATGAACTGCGCACGAAGTCCTTCGTAGGCATCGCGACGATTGCGCTTGTTTTCCTTCTCTTCCTGCTGGAGCTGTTTCAAAAGCTCCTTCCTGTCCTGGGCGGACAGGCTTTTTAATTGTTCTTTCAAGTCCATAACTAAAAAATTAAATGGTTATTACTGTTGTTTATTCTCACGTTTGCGGCGGATGGCGCGCAGCTTCACCTGCAACGTGTCCAACGCCTCACAGTCAAGTTCACGGAACTCCATACCAGCGATACGGCTGTCCAGGCAGAAAGCGTTCACCTTGTCCCAGTCGGCCGTATCGATGCCCAGCAGCTGCATCTGGTGCAGTACCGCGGAACGCTTCTGACGGAGAATCTTCCGGAGCTCCTCACGGTAAGTGGGCGGCACCAGCTTGCGCATCCCGGCCACGGCAGCGCTGTATTCCTTCAGCGTCATCTCGCGCAGGCTCGTGGTGCGGCCGTCCGTGTACTGGGAAACGATGCTTTCCTTCAGTGCCTCACGATCCGATGTCGGAAGGCGGTTCAAAAGGCTGTAAAACGCCGAATAATTCTCGGGCTTGTTTAGCCGTTTACGGGTGTTGATGTCTATCTGCATGGCTATGTTGTTCTTTTATGGAGACTATCAATTTCTTTTATGATTTTCTTTATCCTAATAGCACATAAGTAATCGAGAAGGTGTTCCTTTTCATCTTTTGTGCACTTATATCGGGTAAAAAGTTCAAATATGCTCATTACTAAATTAATTTTAGTCAATCCTTTCAATCCAATCTGCAACGCATTTTTCCGCTTCTGTATATCCGGCGAACGTTCTTTTTTCAATAGTAACACGGTATCGCGTTAATTCACCGCGAATTATTCCCGCATCATCCTTCCAAACGTTTATAGCTCCATTATCTCCAGCAAAAGTACACGCGCATCCCAGTTCGAGGGTTGGTTCTATATCGCTTGTATCATTAATCCAATACGCATCAACTTTACATTTTTTACTCCCGGAAGCCCCTCTAATTGACAGATTGGCTTTTCTTTCTTTATGACTATATTCTTATTCATGTCTAAATTATTACGAATTAATCACTTCAACTGATACCACGCTGTCCTTGCGGGTGTTGATCGCCATAATGTATCTGTTTCCCTTCTGGCCTTTCTCGTAAAGGTAGGCCCAGTTCTCATCCGTCTCCACATAACCGTGGTGATCGACGGGAAGGCCGAAACCGTTCACGATCTGCACACGGACCTTCAGGCCCTCGAATTTCTTGAATATGTTGCTCATAATGCTATCGTAACTACAGGTTTCTCAAGTTCCCTCAAGCGTGTCTCCGGGACATCCTTCAGGATGGCGGCGGCCAGCTGCGAATCCCGCGTCTCGACAATCGCCCAGCCCTCCGTCTTCGTGGAGGCACTAATTAGCATCTGACGACGCGGCTCAAAACACGTCCAGTTCAGAAGGACGCTGCTCAACCTCTCTATCGGAAGGCCGAGCTGGTGCAAATTCTCACTCGTGTTCATTTATAGTCATTCATCAGTTCATATTCAAATTTTCACCGAACGGAATAGTATTAATGTCAGCCTTTCTCGTGTAGGCCTGCATAAGCCCCACGGAAAGCAGCATATAGACATTCTTATTCGCTTTGACAACCCCAGAAATAGAGCCGACAATATGTTCAGTCTTGCCGGTAATGATTGAGCCGGCTATCTGCTCAAGCCCGTCCGGATGGTCCTCACTGGCCGCAACGCTCATAAAGGCACTAAGATTATTTTCCTTACAAAAGTTATCCACGTATTGGCAGAGTTCCTTTACTGCCTCTTTCTGTTTTTCTGTAATCATTTCAGTTAAATTTTAATGGTTAATAATTATATGTTGAAATCGCGAAATCTCTTTTTTGATACTGGCTGTACATAGTTTCCTCCCAATCCGTCTCTTCCTCCTCCAGAAGGTCATCCTCATCAAGTTCTACCTCCTTACGGTAAATCAGATACCGTGCTTCCAGAAAGAAGAGGACCACGCGACGCAGGAACTCACGGGCCGAGGCGATGCCGTGCCTTTCCATGAAGGCGGCGATACGCTCCGGGCCGATGGTGTTCGTGCGGATGTTCACCAGACGCTGGCGGCGGAAGTCCTTCAGCGTGCTGCCCTTTATTCCGAGCACGCTGTCAGCGATACGACCGAGGTTCTTCGGGATATGGTAACCGGAACCGTCATCATCCGTCCCCACCAGCAGCTCGGCGGCAGCCGTCAGCATACCCTCCACGCTCATGCGCTGGGCGGCGGCCGTCTCCTTCAGGAACACGTACTGGTAGTTGCTCACGTAGGTATGTATGAGGTAGCCTTCCGGGCGGCGGAACACCTCTTCGGAGGCAAGCTCCATCGAAAGGTTGTTCAACGTCACACCGGCACCGCAACAGAAGGCGCACACCAGGCGGACGGCAAGACGCCGGCGGTTGCCCCAGCCCCCGGAAACGATGGCACGCTGTAGGCTGTCGGCAACGGCCGGATCCATCTCGAAGAACAGCACCGCCTTCTCCTGGCGGCGGAAGAAGAACGACATGTCCGGAATACGGTCCATGCAGAGAAGGATACGCCGGGTGGCAGTAGAAACCCTGCCACCGTCCGTCATGCGGATGTAGGACTTTACCAGGTGGTTCATCACTACCGTCATGTCGGAAAAATGATAGTCGGCCACCTTCCCGCGGAACAGTTCATGAAGCAGAACGGGCAGCTTCACAACGTAGTTGTAATACTCCTTTCTCATGGCTCACTTGCTTGAAGGTTTCCAGTCCACTGTTATAATCGCATCCAGCTCACCGCTGCCGCCACACACCGGACAGGACACATGCACGTCCTCGCGGCTGCCCTCTTCCGTTCCCCAGAACCAGCCATTACCCTTGCAGTAACCACACTTGTGACCGGTACTGACGAAGTTCTCACGGTTAGACCCCTTACACATATAGGCGGGAGGACAAATCTCCAGCTGTTTCTTTATCCTGCTCATGCCTGGCCTCCTTTCTGTTTCGGTCCCGCCACATTCCAATAGTCATAGGCGCCCTTCTCCCAGATTGTGTATTCACCAGTGGCCCCCTGATAACGTCCCTTACTGAAGGCGACGTAGCCCTCTACCCATATCTTCAGGTCGGCATCATACATCACGCTCGTGGCCGCGTCACCTTTAGGATTCTTGCCGCGGGCATGGCTGATGAAAACAAACAGCTTGTCCGGAAACTCCTCCTTCAGCTGGATATAGTCACGATACGTCATCTGTGTGTATTGGAA